TTAACAAGACGGAAACCGCCAATAAGATCATCTTCATCTGTTTCAATTGTAATGTTTACACGAATAAGTTCTCTACCCAACTGAGCACATGCTTGCTCAATAGAGAATGTTTTACCGTTACCAGATAGACCAGTAACGAATGTAGGATAGAACTGCTTTGATTGTATTATCTTCTTTACGTCACCAAAACTTCCAAACTTAACGAAGGTATCGTCCTTCTCTGGTACAAGATTTCTTTTCTCTACTGGTTGACCTGATGGTGCTGCGAATGATCTCTCAATCTTTTCAACTGCTTTAGTTGTGACTTTAAGATTCCATCTACCTTTAGATACTTTATATTTCTGTATCTTTCTGGTTGCTGTTGTGTATGCAATATCATTCATCGCACAAAACGCTCTAACGTCAGGAGTGGTAAATTCGTTACCGTAGTTGTTTCTAAGTCCGTCGATGACTTGTTGTTCAGTCATTTTAATCTCAAATGGTTTGAAAGGCATGATGTAATGTTTTATCTATATGATCATTATAGACAAAAAAAGGAGGTGAAGCACCTCCTAGTGGACACTTTGTAAAGTGGTTTATTATTGGGAATCAATAAATGCTTTTAGTTGAACCACTAATTTAGCATGAGAAATTCTGCGATCAAGTTCAATACCATACTCTCTACCCAATTCCTCTAACTCAATCTTACTTAACTTAAGTAAGTCTTGTTTAGAATAACCTTTATTTTCAACCACTGGTGCAGGTTCTTTAACAACTGGTTTTGGTGTAGGAGCAACTTCTTTCTTTACTCCTCCCAGTAAATCTCCAAAATGACTCATTTTTCTACTAGTTTGTTCTGAGCTATTTATCAAGCAACAAACTCTATGAACTCACCAAGAATTTTCTTATTCATCTTTTTACCCTTAAGACTCTTCACAAATGCTCTCTTGATTTCAGTCTTAGTTGCATCAGTCTTAACTTCAAAGTCATCATCAGTATTGAGTGCTTGAGAGGATATGCCGAAGTATACATGATATCCTGATTGTTTGATAGAGAATGATTTTTCTTTTCTAAAGGTCTTCATGGTTTTATCCAACTCATCACCATATCCAATATATCTACGAGCAAAGTATGATGCCTCTCTTGATGGAAGAATTCTAAATCCTATAAAGTTTACATCTGTAAACTTATCTCTTAGATTCTTAAGTAATAAGTCTGAAAAAGTAAATGTGTTACTTTCTACTCTGTAAGTATTACCTGTCTTCCTATCTCTAAGTAAACAATTGTCTCCTATGTACGATGTGGCCATGTATCTTTCACCATCATACCTCACGAACTCTCTATGGAAACGAAGTGGGTGTGCTTCACCATCAGTAAGAATAACACACTGAACCTTTTCAACTTTGTTATCTTTTTTAAACTGAGGTAATATCTTGTGTAAACAAACTAATGCTTCATTTAAAGGTGTTCCTGATAAATTCATACCTAAAGGAACATTGTAGTAATTGGTAAAATTCCACGAGAATGCTCTTGCAATCATATAGATATTTTCCATTTGAGACTCCAAAGTCTGTGTATTAACTTTATGAGTAAGGATATTCATTAGAGAGAAATGATCCTCTATTTGAACAACACCTTCTTTTACTTGATAAGATGTCTTTTTTTCTTCTTTTGGATAGCAGTTTGTAAATGCATAGACTTCAAAAGGTATTTGTACCTTTCTACAGAACCATATAAGATTGTATAACTGTTTTACTGTATCCAACATAACTTGACCCATTGATCCAGACCAATCAAGTACAAAAACTAATCCATGATTCTTACCGTCGGGAAGTGTAGTAACTTTCTTGAATACATCTTCGTTATATTTGTATGTGTAAAGTTTAGAGGTATCTAAAACTCCTGTACGTGATGTAGCAGCACGAGCGTATGCAGATGCTGACTTCTTCATTTCAAATTCTTTTACAAGATAATTAACTTCTTTCTGTGCTGACTTCTTATATTCTTTATATTCATTCTTAACCTCTGTTATATTTTCAATGATCATTCTGGATATCTTTTCACCAGTTTCATATCCATATTGTTGTGTTTGATTTGTTGCAACCTGACATCTCCACTCCTCAATAATGTTCTTGTGAATCTTTGCATTATCAATAATATGATGATCAACATTCACATCAGGTAATTCAAAGTATTCGTTCTCTCTACATTCTGATGAATTGAGTTCTTGCATGGATCTATCCATTGCCTGAGCAGAACTAATATCTACTCCTCCTTCTCCTGCTTCAATTTTTTGAATTGCTGCGTCCAATTCCTCTGCAGGGATCTCAGTGATAGAAATATTTGATGAAGACTGATCTTCAATTTCGGATCCATCTTCTTCCCCATTTTGAACTTGATATTCGGTATCTGTATTTATTTCTTGATCTCCATCATCATCACTTGAACCTTCAAAAGATCCACCATCCATATCCATATTCATAGATACTCCCTCTTCCGCTTTTTTCTGCTCCAACTCTTTCTTCATATCTTCAATCTCTTCTTTGCAATATTCATGAACCAATTCTGAAACTCTTAAGACATCTTCAAATGTTTCTGTAGATCCTACTAAAGATTTTAACTCTTTCTCACGATCATTCTTAAAAGGAATATCAACAAAATTACCGATCTTATAGTAAAGATTAAGACGATCTGCAAAGTTCAGTAAATTTAAATTTTTATCCTCGATATCAAAAAAGTCAGTGTCACTTAACTCAAAGTAACCAGAGTAAAATGTTTTTGATAATCCTGCATATTTTCTCTTCATCAACTTCTCAATGCGAACATCTTCAACAACATTGACTACACCATGTGGAACTTTAAGATTCTTCATCCAATCAGTATCAGGTGTGAATAATGCGTGACCAACCTCATGACCTACGAGCATATCGTAAACATAATTACTTGCCTTATCCCACATTGGTAAAGTAAGGACACGTGTATGTACATTGAAACATGCAGTATCTACCTTTTTACTTTCAACAATAAGGTCTTCTGTTGCTAGTAACTTAGCGAGTTGTCCTTTTACTTCGTGTTTTACAGTCATGTGTTTTCTTGTCTATGAATACATCATAACAACAAAACCGTCTGTTGAGACGGTTAAGTAGACACTTTTTTAACTGGTTACGATACGATCTGAGAGAATCCCTTGACCTTATCAAACTTCAATACATTTTCAAATCTGTCTTGCATATCAATTTTATGTGATATCACAAATGTATTTGCATCTTTAATTATAAACTTAATGATTTTAAGGAAATCATCAGTTCCAAAAGTATCAAGAGAACTATCAAAAATTTCATCCATAATTAATAAATTGGTATTGACTGAGTTCTTGACTCTTGCAACTTCTCTCCAAGTGAATAAAAGTGCTAGATCAATTCTCATCTTCTCACCTTCACTAAATGAACTATAAGTAAAGTCTTCATGTAAAGGAGATTGTATTGTCTCACCAAATGCTTCATCAAGTTGGAAGTTAATATAAAATTCCATCTTTTGAAGAAAACGATTTACTTGTTGATTAATAAATGGAAGATATTTTTTAATGATCTTTGTCTTCACTCCATCGTCCTTTAAGAGTGAATATGCAAAGTCATGGTATTGTATATCTTCTTTTTGTATTGATAACTCTTCAGTAGTCTTGTCGAGATTTCCTTTAAACTCTTTTAATTTCTCATGTTCAGTATTTCTGTTTTTAAGTTGACTGGTAAGTGTTTGAATTTCAGATTCAAGATTTCGGATCTGTTTCTGATTGAGATTAATCCGAGTGTTGTTCTGAGAAATGTCATGGTTGAGTTTAGTAATCTCCTTTGATAGTTTGTTAAATTGACGTTCTCGGTTCTGCTCCTTTTTGATGGTCTCTTCAAGGTCTTCGTAACCTTTTTTGAGTTCCTTTGCTTTAGTTTGAACGTCATCAATTCTATTTAATCTAAAAGATTCCTCAATTGGTTGTGTACAGGTAGGGCAAACCACATTATCAGAGAAGAACTTATGTTCTTTTGTAAGGGTTGATACTTTATTTGATATTTTACCTTTAAGGTTGTTAAGAGTTGCTAACTTCTCACCTGCACCAATGAGTTTACTTTGTTCTTCAGTTCTGTCTGCAACTATCTTTTCTATACCAAGATTATCTGTAACATACTGGTCTGATTCTGTAATTAGATTATCAATATTAACTTTGTTCTTTTCTATATTTTGTTTCCCCATATCCTCAAGTTCGGTAATGAACTTTTCCTGCATGGTCATTTTATCTCTAATATTTTCTCTTTTCAAATCTAAAGACTTGACACTATTTTTCTTTTCACGTATCCGATCTTTGATTAAATTATTCATTGCTGAAAAGATACGAATATCCAATAGATCTTCTATAACCTCTCTTCGATTCGGTGCAGAGAGTTGCATGAATGGAACAAAAGAACTACTACCCAATATAACTATCTGCGTAAAAGATTTGTAATTTAATTTTAAAATACCTTGCTCTAATATCTTTTGCATTGCACGATCATCTGCTTCTTTATGGAGTTCTACTCCATTCACTACAATATTAAATATATTTGGTTTAATACCTCTTTGTACTGTATATTGCTTTGTGTTAATAGAAAAATCAATTTCTACAACACATTCTCTCTCGTTAACTGCATTTACTAATTGTGATTTATTAATCTTACGAAATGGTTTATTGAAAAGAACAAAAGTTAAAGCATCTAATATCGTAGATTTTCCAGCACCGTTTGTTCCGATTACCAAATTGGTATGTTTACTCCGAAAATCAACTTCTGTCCAATGGTTTCCTGTAGAGAGAAGATTTTTCCATTTGATTTTTTCAAATATTATCATTTAGTTTGGGCGGTATAACAATGTCTTCAGATTTTATCACTGCATATCTATAATTATACAGCTTACATGTACGAATTGCAAGTCCCTCTTCAATCTCCATGACCGATAAAGAACGATCCTCATCTGCTTGCAACAACATAGCATACCTATCAGCATCATCTTCTTCTTCAAAGAAAAATAATACGTTCTCACCATCTTGATTTTCTACAGCATAAGCACCTTGCTCTGCACTATTTTTACTGGTTAAGATAAACATTACTCTACCTCACAGGCTTCGGAATATATCTTCTGTAAAATACCTTTAACTATGGATTTATCACAATCCATTTCACTCTCATCAATATATCTATTTAAAATTGATATTGTATTCTCAGTTTCTTCAACTTCAAACTCATTATTTTCCTGTATTGCAAAGTTTTCGACTATTTTTAACTCATGTACACCAACTGTATAGAGTTTATCTAAAAACTTCTCAAATTTTTTCTGCTCAGTTTTTTTGCGAACTATAACTTTGACTATCTTATCTTTATATTCACTCGCATCAAACAATTGATATGGTGTGTCTTCATAATAAACATTGTAAAATATCCTATGAGGATTATTTACAGGTACATGTTCAGTTGTTTCTGTATCAAAGATATGAAATCCTCTGGTATCATTTACATCATTCCAAAACATCTCATACGGATTACCTAAGTAATAGATTTTTCCATTATCTGATCTCGTATGATAGTGTCCAGAATACACTTTATCAAATTTATCATACACATCTACATCCATTCCATCTTCCATCATATGACCACGAGTTGCTACAAAACCATTTAACTCTAAATGACCCATTGCAATTTTACATTTACTTTTTTTGATTATATCTAAAGTCTTTGCCTCATTTTCAGAATTAATCCAAGGTAAAAGAAGAATATTAAGATTATCTATTTTTATTTCTTGTGCTTCAGAATAAACAGTTATATTATCATATTGTCTTAAAAGTAAATCAATGGTGTTGATTTGATTTGTATCTTTATAATATGCTGTATGATTACCAACAATTGAATGTAAAGTCACACCCATATCACGAAGAATATCAAAGTAATTATTTCTTGCCCAATCCATCGCCCATAAATCTATGGTTCTTCTGTTATCAAATGTGTCTCCCATATCAATAACAGTATCAATCTTATGCTCTTTTAAATATGGAAAGAAAACATCTTTATAGAATTTTCCGTAATAGTCATGTAAAATTTTAGAACTCTTACGAGCACCAAAATGTTGATCAGTAATAATAGCAATTTTCATTTAGTCATCCAATCCAGAACCTCTTCTGGTAATTTTCCAACTCTAGGATCAGAGTCTTTTACAGTGTGTGGATCCATTTGACCCTTGGGAAGATAAGTAAGTTCACGCAACGTTCTAACTGAGGGATCAGTTGTAACATTAGTGGGAAGTCGTCCAAGAGCGACATTATCAAAGTTAAGTTGATGTCTGTCGAATGTAGCAAGTTCATATTCCTCCGTCATAGATAAACAATTTGTTGGACAGTATTCTACACAATTACCGCAAAAAATACACGCACCAAAGTCAATTGAATAATTACGAAGTTCCTTTTTCTTCGTTTCTTTATTCATCACCCAGTCTACCACAGGTAGATTGATTGGGCAAACTCTTACACAAACTTCACATGCAATACATTTATCAAATTCATAATGAATACGACCACGATATCTTTCAGATGGTATCAGTTTTTCATATGGATATTGGACAGTTACAGGTCTTCTTCCCATATGAGAAAGAGTAACAGAGAAACCTTCTAGCAAATATTTTGCTGAGTTATAGATTTCTTTCACATAACTCTTTACTTGATTGATCATCGGTTTGTCTTATACGTGATGTTATCTTTTATAGTATTGTAATCAGAACTACTACCAGAGAGTGCACCATCATCAACAGTCATAACTTCATCATATCCAGTCTTTTCAATAATCTTTGTTTTTATCTCAAGTTGTTTCTTTTCCTTCTGTATGCGTCTCAGAAAGGCATAGTGTATGATCTGCGTAAAGTAAGCAAAAGGATTCTTGGACTTCTCAGGATCGAAGTTATGAATGTATTGTACACAGTTTTCAATTCCATCAGAGATCATATCCTCCCGAAACATATAATTTACAAAGTTTGGTTTATATGACAGATGTGTTGCAATCTTTAAAAAGCACTCTCCAAGATAATTTGTAATACGTGGTTTCGGTAAATCATTCTCTTTTGCATTGGCTACCTTTGCTCTGTAAACAATAAGTGCTTCCAAGAGTTCTCGGTTATTTACGTAGTGTTCTGACTTCTTTCTTACCATTACATTTTACCGTTATCTATGTCCGTATTATAACATACTTGACAAGTGTGTGCAAACCATGTACAATAACCTTTGTAAGGTTTGAAGGGTTAGATATAGCTCTTTAAGTATCTTTAAAGAGATCTTCTAGTTTTTTACGAGCATCTTCTACACTGGATATGTATCCCATCTTTTTAGTAACTTCATGACTTCTTTTATCATCCTTAAGTGATGTGGAGTTAGTTGTAAATTCACCAAAGTCAAAATCCCCTTCATCACAATAAGTTTGGTACATAGATATTATCATTTTATCTTTTACTTCACTCATAGTAATAATACGATCATATTTAATAATATAAACATCATCACCAGGCACTTCTAACCAAGGTCTAATTTTCATCATAGAACCTCTTCCTGTAGATAATATTTTCATTGTTACAGGATTTTGCATAATAATTATAGGTTCATCTTCTTCATTATCAACTGAAATGAGAGCAAAGATTTCTTCACCAGTAATTAGTTTAATAGTAGCATGAAATTCTGGTTGCATCATTTTTTAAGGGGTATGTTGACTATATCATAATTGAAATTTTCTTCATTGTAAATCTTGATTCTCTCAATGAGATGATTTAATGTATAATTTCTTCTTGACTTGTAACTAATATCGTCAGCAATATCATATAAAGTCGCTTTTGTTTTATTACTTCCCTTTCTCAAGACTCTTCCAATTGATTGGAGATTTCTAATTCTAGACTTTGAAGGTGAAGCAAAAATTACATTGTGTAAGTTCTTAATGTTAATACCAGTGGAAAAAGTCCCGTAGGAGGCAACGATAATCGCATCACTCTCACTTTCAGTGATCTCTCGTATCTGTTCTCGATCCTCTGTGGCAACTCCACCATGAACAAAAAAGACATGACGATTAATAACAGTATTACTATTTATCAGATTATATAAAGGTTCTCCATGACCCTCTACTCTAGCAAAGAGTATGAGGGTATTTCCTTTTAGATCTAATGCTAAATTTTTTATGAAATTATTTCTTTGATTATGTCCGATAATATATTGAACCTCATCTTCAAATGTCTCAAATCTTGTTGGTGGGTGCTTAAGTAAAAGTACATTGATATCTAGAGATGCAACGTGACCTTTTTTCATCAACTCATTTGTTTTAATTATCTTATAAGAAGGTCCGAATAAACCCTCTAAGACCCACTTGTGAGTTTGTGATCCACTTAATGTTCCAGTAAAACCAAAACGATACTTAGCATCACCTAGTTTTCCCATTATAGATACTAATGACTTTGATTTAAACTGGTGAGCCTCGTCCCCAATTACAACAGAGAAACGATCAAAATATTTTCTGGGGAGTTTGTAGATTGATTGCCAAGTAGTAATGATCACTTGAGAGTCCGTCTCTCTTTCTTTACCTGCATATATTTTGTGGCAGTATGAACCAACGTCCCATCCATAATCTGCAAAGTCTTTATACATCTGCTCTACTAGGGAAGTCGTCGGAACGACTATCAGAATACTTTGCTTCCTCCCAACGTAATATCTCACAATCGAATATATCATTAACGACTTTCCAGAGGCAGTTGGAGATATCAGTAGTTTTCGATTATGTCGTAAAGCGTCGTATACTCCCTCTATCTGATACTCTCTGGGAGAATGCTTGCAGATAGAAAACATATAATCCTTTACACCTTCCTTTGATATGAAATCATTTACTTCAAAAGGAAGACCATAGTATTCGCTTTCTTGAAACTCGTATGTGTATTCATGATCCTTACAAAACTGAACGATACGATCTAAAAGACCGACGTATATATTACCATTCTGCGTATTAAATAACCTTATCTTACCATCCCAATACTTACTCTTGTATTGAGGCATAAACTTTGCGTCTGGAAGTTCAAACGTAAACTGATCCGCTAGTTCAT